TTCACCGAGTTTTATATGCTGAATGAAGTGCTTCATTTGGCAAGCAGCTCCGAACTCTCCCTCGTTCAGCATCGCTCTTGATGCAAGATGTATGAAGATTGTTGCCATGCTTGGGTCTGGTATCCCATTCTGCTCCGGGCCGAGAGTTCTTATTATCCATCTGTGGCCTTCTGCTCTATCTAGCATTACGTGATCGTGGCCGTTGCAGATGTCTTCTATCCACTTTTCGGGAATACCCTTTGACTGTATTGCTTTAAGGAGTGATGCTTTCTTTGAATACTCCCTCTCTCTCTTCCACGACCTTATAAGCTCAGTTAGTTCTTTCGGCAGTCTCCATCTAAGCTGGTTCTCGAACTGGCTGTTCTCCCATTCGCAATCAGCTGGGTTGAGTGCGGAAATCTGTAGTATCCCTGGAAGTGTTTCTTTACCAGGTAAAGTCGCTACCGTGCCATCTTCTTTCGGAATCGACTCTCTCCAGTACAGAATCATCGCCTCGGTTGAGAAGTAAGTCCTTGCAAGTTCCCTTGCTATTGACCTGAAGCTCCACTCTTCAGCTATCTCTCTCATCTTTGTTCTCATTTTCGCTTCGAGAATGAGAGACTCGTCTGTTGTGAGTGGATTGGTTACGCTGCTCTCTTCCGATCTGCATGCCAGGAGAGAGAAGCCCTGTATTGTAAATTTTGTTTTTGCCTTTATTGTTCCGCACAGCAAGTCGTCTGACTTTGAATATCTGTCGGCCTGCTCTATTCTGCCCCTCTTGGTTACTGGTGTTACTGCTCTGATTAGGTCATCTGCCGTTATCTTCTTCTTGCCTACACCTATTTCGTATGCATTTGCTCCGAACATTCCTGGATCATGCGCTATCTCTGACACAACGCAGGAGCTTGGCGGTGTTGATTCCTGAAGATTGCTTAATCTGCTTTCTGCAACGTAAGGCACAGACGAAGCCTCTTCGGCTATCGGTGAAGACCTGTCAATTTCTCCTCTGCTCATTGCCATTTTTTTATCTCGTCTGTTCGGTTGAATTTTACCGGGTAAATTTATATCGCCATCTTTGACTACAATGACGATATGCTTATCGGGAAGCTGCTGTCACCAGATGACCTGTTGCCTGAAAATCCAGATGACTGCTGAATCTTTCTTGCGATGTTTGCATAGCACATTGCGTATGCAGAATCCTTTTTCGACCTTGACTTAAACTTGAACATTCCGTGAGAGTCGAGCTTCGGTGCTCCTGTCTCTCTGTTTCTGTCTATGTCAACGAATGTTAGTTGCTTTACTGCAAGTGCAAGCTCTGCTCTGTTTAGCGATACGTCTGTTAGCGACGATCTGTTTTTGTTTAGGAATGACCTTAGAACGTCTGGATCATTTACGTGTGCAGCTGCGTCGTAGCCATCGCCGCCCCAGTCTGACGGAAGTAAGATTTCTCCAGACTCTATTGACGACTTCATTACTGCGTGAAGCCTGTTTACTAGAACGCTGTCTGACGCCATAGTTCCCCATATTTGCTTTATGAAATGCGAGGACCTTCTGAATGCATGAAGGATTGGATCACCTATTACGCCTGAGTTGTCAAGGAACTCGACGATTGGGGTTGCTGCAATAACGTCCCCTCTTATCTGCTGCGTTTGTTTCAGCATTACGTCTCTGACAAACAATCCACCGCCGCCTGGATCGAACACTATTACAGAGAGTCCGAAGTTAAGGTGAGTGTCATGCACTATCCCCGACATCTGATCTGCGTTTAGGCCGGTGTATCTCTTTGCGTAGCATGGGTACGGAATGCCGTCTATTGGTATTCTTATTACTACGATTGAAAAATCGTCGCCGTCCTGTCTTTTTGCTGCGTCTGTCATTCCGCGAGCAACGTCAAATCCAGCTACGTAGATGTCTGATGGAAGGTATCTTGCTATGCAGTCTGCCCATGTTGGCATTCGGCTGATCTCTATTTCCTTGCTTGAATAGTACGACTCGGAGTCATCTTGCCATAGGCCGTCTATTTCGCTTGCGGTAACCCCTCTTGGGTTAGTGTCTTGCATTAGCCTGATTGTCCTAAGATCAACCAGCTTTCTCCACTTCCTTGTCATTGGAACGTGTCGATAGTTTGAAGTGAACCTGGCATATCCTGTCTGGCCTGATGATATCTGGCTTTCGATTTTCTCAACTACCTCATACGCAGGATTGTATGTGTAGTCTGGTGTTGACATGCAATGTATGTGATTCCCTCTCACTGGACAAGAGTCAAACCCGCTTCCGACAGCCGTTACGCGACCGAACATTGTAGATGTCAGTGTCTTGTAGTTTCCGTAAGTTGTCCATTCATCGAAGTATCCATCGTGCCATCGCTCTGATCTCAATCTTTGCGAGTCTTGCAGCAAGTTTGGCGGCAAGACTCTGCATGTCGATCCACCCTTAAAGAATATCTCGTGTACTTCCTGTCCGTGAGTTATCTTTGGCTTGCCTCCTTGATGCTTGATTGTCGATCTAAATATCTTTGAGTTTCTGTACCACTTGTCGAAATAGCTAAAGATGAGCTTTCCTTGCCTGAACGTTCCTGATAGAACTCCGCTTATCCTGTTTGGGATTAGCATTGACCTGAGTGCCATGCACACTGCGGCAGTGAATGACTTTCCAGTGGAGAACCCACTGTCGTCCATGCTGAAGTGGTTTGTCCACATCGTCAAGAGTCGAAGCTCTTGGTGAGGCGGTATGTCAACGTCAAGTAGAACCTTTGCAGCTAGTACAGGATCGAATAGCATGTCTTCGATCATTGTCGCTGTGACCAAGTTGTCGTACTTGTACTTTGGTCCGTATGGTGTTCTTTGTTGTGAGTTGCTCATTATTCGTCACCTGAAAAACTTGCTATTTGCGGAGGTTCTTCTTCGTCAACTTCAAATGGTGACGACGCGAGAGGGCTAAAGTCATTGTCTTTAACCGTAGCCTTCCCTGGGTTTGCCAGTGATTCTCTTATTGGCATTCCAAAGAACTCAACTATTTCCATTATGTCGCTTGGAAGGTCTTCTGACTTCACCATCTTTTCTATCGCACGGTCTATATCAACTACTTCGTACCCTAGCTTTTCAAGCAGCTTCCTTGCATCTATTTTGAAGTGAAGAACTGGGCACAACGCTATGGCTTCGCTGCTCAATACCCTGGATACTCCGCCCTTGTATCTATAGCTTTTTTCCTTTGTGTACTTTTCTAGGATTGACGCCATAGACTTCTCGTCGTCTGTCAGGCTTGCGGCATCTTTCTCTGGAAGCTGTGCTCGAAGGCTTTTTATGTTTGCTATTATCCTGGCCTGCCTGTCTTCAAACTCTTTGATTGCTGAGAATGAATTGTCTGTTCTTAGGGTGACAAGCTTTCCGGTTACATCTCCAAGCTCTATCTCAAGCATGATAAGGTGGTGGCATATGGTGTACGCGCTCGGGTCCCTGTAGAACCCAGAGTATTGAGACCACTGCTCGGTGTAGTACCTCCTCTCGTCATCGTTATAATCTTTGTGTGGAATTCCTGGAAATGAGACCGAAGATGCTTTACCAGGTAAAACCGCAGTTCCTTTTTCAAGCAGTGCTGACTCTATTGCCTTTGAGTTTACGTCTGTTATTTTGCGTGCAGGCTTCTGCGATATTGTCGAAGAGCATGACGAGCACAGGCCATCTTCGTTCAGCTCCTTGTTCATGTTGCAGCCAGAGCACGGGCTGTAGAATTCGCATGCAATCTTTGCGCATAGCGTTGGCCTGTCGAAGTCTGCGACGAACTTGCAGCTAATGCAATGCTTCTTGAATCTGCATGGATTCTTGTCTTCGTCTGGCATGTCAGTCTTCCTTGAATTGCTTTTTTTGTATTATTGCAGAAATCAGTCTGTATCCCATCACGACAGCGTCTGCTGCGTTCTCTTCCCTTCCTCCGGCAGTGAGCCTTGATGAGAAGTTGTTCTTTTTTATTATCCTATTTGCCTCTTCTACGTTGTAGGCTTTTATGGCTAGTCCGCCTCTCTCAGACTTTCCTGGCTCCCACTGAACGGGAAGAACCATCATCGCAGACCTTCCTCGTGATACTGAGTCGTGATATAAAACGTGCGACACTGCCACGGTTTTGAACACGCTCTGTGCTCTGGCAACTATCATGTCTGGTGTCATTGTGTCTATGCCGTATATTGTCTGCGGCGGCACTTCTATTACAATGTGACTGCATGCGTGGTTTGAAAAGATGTCGCTTGACATCCTCAGGACCTGCCTGATCTTCATTGATGTCTTTTCTTTGTAGTCAGATTTTATGACTCCAAAGTCAAGAAGCGAAGACTTGTATCCTAGCTCACTGCTGAAGTGGCAGACCTTGTAAACAGAGAATCCGCAGTTATTGACAGACGGGTCTAGGAACAAGATTGATTCTGGAACAGAGTCTTTCGTAGGCTTTGTCAAATTGATCGGCATTGTTTTCACCTTGTTCTGAAACTATTCTTTCTACGTGAGCGAATGGAACGTCGTAGATAGTTTCCTTGTCACAGAAAATTATCGAAGGCACTCCAAGGTACATTGCAATATCTGACATCCAGTTGCTCCAACCGACATACATGCAACTTCGAAGTATCTCGAATACAACGTGGTCAAGCGTTTTTACTGATGGCATCATGCAGTATTTAGGAAACGATTGATCTCCGAAATAGAATAGGCTGTGGTCGTACGTCTGGTCGTCTGAGTCGTATTCGATCCTGACCTGTGGGTATGTGATCGAATGTCTCTTTGCAGTTATCCTTCCGCATATAACGTCGAAAGATTTTACCTGGTAAATCAAGTTCCTCCATCCATCATCTTGTGGCGATGGTGGCATTAGAAAAACTGTGTTGCCCCAAAATCCAGTCGAACATTTCCTTGCAA